CCAGGCATACCATTGCATAGGGAACCATGAAACACGCTTGTAATAGTTAAAGGGACTCTACTACACCTTTGTTTCCACCGACTAGATGTCAGTGTTTTGGAGATTTAAGAATTAAAATTGTTAGTCCTTATAAATACTATAAGACTAACAATTTTTTAGAAGACTGCTAATATTTAAAAACACTCACCATTAGAAAATGTCCTTAAGTCGGTGAGTTCAAGTGAGCACCAGGTAAGTGGAGAGAATGAGTGTGTGGCACAGTCTCGCCAGTGCAGAGCACAAGAGCTGGGACACTAAGCGAGTGAACGGAATCTGCATGGAGCGGAGCGTAGGACTGTAGCCGACTTCAGGAATTTTCGGATAGGAATAAACATAAATCAATCCAAATCCAACAACTCATTCCGGACACAAAAAGACATAACTTCAACAATATACCTCAACCAATGCTCAAGCTGACGAGTCTTCGGATCATCTTTAAAATGACCCCTAATAGTTTTTTCAAGTTGTGCCAATTCGGATCTAGTAGCGATTGTGATACTTGTTCTTTGTAGAGCAATATTCCGTACTTCAAAATGTATTTGATACTCTCGGTCATCATCTTTTGAATCTCTCTCTTATAAATAAACAAGTTACATTCTTTTATAGCACAGCCATTTGGTATCACTCTTGGTTTAAACCTTCTACAATCCTTATTGGCATTGGTTCTATAGTTTACAATACAAGATATCCTTATGACAAAAATGATACGTGGAGCATTGACTCTGTATCAAATATGATCTAATATGCGGTCTCGGTGGATCACTTTTGTCATAAGGAGGATAGGATGAGTGGTGTATATATTATTAATAAGGATGGAACCAAGGAAGGGAGGAGTAATATGAGACCAATGGCAATGGACGTAAAGAAACAGATGCTTAATGATGTTGGGTCAACTCCACTAATCGTTTACGAGTATTACAGGCAAGTTCTTCGATATGAAGACTATGTAATTACAGATGAAAAAGTAGCTAATGCACTTGGTATAGCGCAGATAACTGTTAAACGGGCAAGGCTTAAGCTTCAGAAGTTTAACTACTTCTTTGAGGTGAGCAGCAAGACAAAGGTTATGGAAACTTATCTGTATGCATTGGGAAAAGTTGAAGTGTCAAAGGCAAGATACTTTAGCAATCTCTTTGGAGCACAGAACCCATACGAAGTAAGAAAGAAGTTCAGCAGACTAGATGTGTCCAAGGTACTTGATGGTACTGTGCTTAGCTCTCAAGAGAAAGATGATATTATGGGAGCACTGGTTCCGATAACTACTGATGAAAAGAGGTATGCTCCTGATGGTTGGTATCTAACACGACATGAGTATGAAAAGTTACGGGGTCAGTATCCATATTTCATGTAGCTCTAAGTATGTGTTTGACATATATAGAGCACAGATCGTTATGTGTTGTTATGGTTCCATTCATTATTAATTTAACCAATGGAGAGTACCATGGCATGGACAGACAGTTGTAAACTTGCAGCTAAGGAAACTATCGATAACATTGTAAAGAAGAAAGACGTAACCAAGAAAGCTGCTATCAAACAAGTAAGTGAAGCAGCAGGTATACCAATGAAAACTTTAGACCGATGGTACTACCCAAAAAAAGCTAACCTCAAAAATGAGGTAAATAAGAAAATTACAGCTAATCCAGTTACTGGTGTGGTGACAAGGTTTAAGAACATAATTGGCAAAACTAAGAAGAAAGAAGAGCTGGAAGACCTGAGAACTAAGCTTGAAGTGCTGATAAAAGAAGTTGAAACAAAGATTAATGGATGATACACGAATCGTGTATCTTTCTTATACCGGAGAGTATCTACCAGCTAGTATCACTTAACGGTACTGATCCTTTGTGACAAACATCATCTTTTGTTAAACCTTCAAGTGGATGATGTTTGTATTTCTTGGCTCTCTCTCCAGACAATGAACCAAGCGTATTGCTACCACTCAGGACACCGTCTATCCCCCTGCTAATGACATCAACAGGGATATCCAATACAATTGCACACCAAGTGTCCCCATACTCGCTGAGGAAGAGCCTGGACTGTTCAGCGTACTTGTTTCCTTTCTGAATATTATCCAGGGCACCGTGTACCATCTGAACAGCTAGGTTTTTCATTGGATTGGAATTTATCATCATAATTTACGAGCAGCCCAGTTTTGTATTCATCACATCTAGCCGTATAATCCTTTTTAAGCCATGCTACAGCAAAACATTCTGGAATATGGTCAGGTAGTATAGGAGGATTGAAATCAGGCACGTCAAGGCCAGTATTCGTCTCTATGAACCAATCGGATTCATCTTGTTTGGTTATGTGCTCTGAAATAATTATCATACAATATTATATAATATTATTTTTCATATAGCAATGGAGGACGCAGGCGTTAAGCCTGGAGTCCGGAGTTGCGTACTGGTGGGGAGTTTCCGAAGGGCAGGGTCGCTCAATCGGCGCTAGCCTATAACACTTAAGGTACTTGTTTTTGCTAATGATACCGGTTGGTTTGAATACATCTACATACCACACAGGGTATATCAACATACCACACAGGGTATATTTAGAAGTATGTATTGCATTGTAATACGTAATGGTATACCTTATGTTTAAACAAATGGAGGATGTATGAACAAGGATGCACCAATAACGATGCGGATAACACCAACCTTAAAGCTTAAATTAGCAAAGATTGCCACCGAGGAAGAACGTTCCTTAAGCGCAACAATACGGAGGGCTATACGTGAGTACGTTGAAAAGAGAGAAACCAAGGTTCTCGGTGAGGTTTGATGAGTTTGATAACTTTGCTGAGAATTGCAAGAGTCCAATGGCTACAAGATTGTTTGCTGTATTGGCAAGAAGGATGAAGTTTGATATGGCTAATACTGTGTTTATAGAGCAATCAGCTATAGCTAATCGTATGGATACAACACAACCTTCTACTAGTAGGGCCATATCTGTATTGGTTAAATGGAAAGCTTTAAAGAAAGTTAAGGGTGGATATATGCTTAGTCCTTATTTTATTTTTATTGGATCAGAAGAGCAAAGAGTGCAAACTATTGCAAGGTGGAATAATATATGAGTTGGGACCCAGGAGTCAAGGTTAGCGCTAAGGATACCAAGATACAAAGGTCAGAGCCAGTTGTTATGACTAATGTAATTGATGGCGAGAATACCCCAATACCGATAGATGCTACTGAGTTGACAATACATCAGGTTAGAGCATGTGCTCCGACTGGTGTTAGAAAGAATATAACTCAGAAGATAGTGGATCTTATTAATTCATCAATTGACGACAGTGAGATTAGGGATGTCTATAGGGAGAACGTTCTTTCTTGGATCAATGTGTTACAGGAGGGTAAGTGGAAGATTAGTGATTATGCCAACGCTGTAAAGTATGTCACGTATAAACTGCTTGGCGATACTCAGATGAGTTCTTGGGTCAAGGTGTTCCCAGACAGGTTCCAGAGACTGGTTGATAAGGGGGTCCCGAATAAGAATATATCTGCTCATGTTACAATGTACAACAAGACACCGTTGGTGTTGAAGATACATGAGAGAACATTGCCCGCTATACATTTGCTTAATAGTGATATCCTTCAGGAAGCTATTAATGTTGAGGCAACGTTGATGAGGACATCTAGCAGTGATACCGTTAGAATGAAAGCGGCAGCTATCCTAATAGAGCACTTAAAGGCCCCTGAGAGCTTGAAGGTGGATATTAATGTTGGTGTAAGCAATGATACTGTGGAGGATCTTAGGAGTATCACAAGAGCCTTGGCTGTCGAGCAAAAGAGGATGATAGAGTCTGGTGGTATGAGCGCAAAAGGTATCGCTGAGATGGATGTCATTAGGAGAAGAGAAGATGCTATTGATGCTGAGTTTAAGGAGATGGAACCTGATCCGGTTAATAGGAATAATTTGGTTAAAGACTTTTGGCCTGGAGGCTAATGTGAGGAAAAAGTACTGTAGATTCTATTCGATGTTCTTTGAAATTTTGGTTAATGGTAGGATTGTAGTATGAGTCAATTAGTTAAGAAGACTGTAGAGGATTGGCTCAGAGATGTGGACTACGGTGATGATCCAAACTATGTACCAAGTGAGTTTGCGTTAGAGTTTATCAACTTTATCAAGATGGTCAATGGTGATAAGGGTGAAGAGAATGCAAGTCCTGTTATTCACTTTAAGTGGTTAGACAACCTTTGTAATAGGAAACAGGACAGTGTTGCATTGTGTGCAAGGGGGTTCGCCAAATCAAGCATCTTTGCTGAGTATTTCTATCTTTATTTGGCTGTATTTGGATCGATTCCAGGGTTCGGAATAGTTGACTATGCATTGTATATTAGTGATAGTATTGACAACGGTGTTAAGAAGATGAGGAACAGAATAGAAAGGAGATACCAGAACAGCGAGTTCCTTCAAGAATATATAACAAAGAGCAAGATAACTGATCAAAGATGGTACTTTGTTAATAAGTTTGGTAAGGAGTTCGTTGTTACTGGTCACGGTGTAAGTACTGGAGTCAGGGGAACAGTTGAGCTTAATACTCGACCACAGCTTGCCATACTGGACGATCTTATTAGTGATGAGGATGCTAGGAGTAAAACTGTTATTGATAAGGTTGAAGATGTTGTTTATTCGGCTATTGACAATGCGTTGCATCCAAGTAGAAGAAAGATAATATGGTGTGGAACTCCATTTAATGCTAAAGATCCATTGTATAAGGCGGTAGAGAGTGGTGCTTGGTATGTTAGTGTGTTTCCAGTGTGTCAAGAATTTCCGTGTAAAAAGGAAGAGTTCAGAGGTGGCTGGGAAGACAGGTTTCCGTATGAATTTGTTAAGGCTAGATACGATAAAGCTGTGTTGACTGGGAAGATCAATAGTTTTAACCAGGAGCTTATGTTGAGGATTATGAGTGACGAGGAAAGATTGATTGAGGATGGTGATTTACAGTGGTACAAGCGAAGAAGTGTGGTTAAGAACAAGGGTGCATACAACTTTTATATTACTACAGACTTTGCGACTAGCGATAAGGAACATGCAGACTTTAGTGTTCAGAATGTTTGGGGCCTGAATAGTATTGGTGATTGGTATTGGGTTGACGGTGTATGTAAGAAAATGTTGATGGACGAGAGCATGAATCATTTGTTTAGATTGGCTCAAAAGTGGCAACCACAGTCGGTTGGAGTTGAGATAACTGGACAACAGGGTGGGTTTCTTTCTTGGATCAAACAGTTGATGAACGACAGGAACAACTTCTTTAATTTAGCTTGTCCTATTGGTTCAAATAAGCCTGGATTGAGGCCAACGAAGGATAAGATGAGTAGGTTCCAGATGAATGCTGTGCCTCTGTTCAAGGCAGGTAAGATACACTTTCCAGAAGAGTTGATGGAGAGTAGTGAGTTAATGGAAATACTTCAGGAGTTGAGATTGGCTACCATAAAAGGGTTTAAGTCGGCTCACGACGACCAGATAGATACTGTTAGTATGTTGGGTGAGATGGAGACATGGAGACCAAGTGGTGCTGAATATGAGGATGAGACAGCTAAGCCTGCTGGTGATGGTGGAGTATGGGGTAATAGGTCGTTGGATGAGGATAGTGAGGAAAGCTCTTACTTTGTTTGACATTGCTATTTGTTTGGTTTATAAAGGTTGTATCAATTAACTATGCGTGGAGCAAATAATGTTAGTGTATGAGTATATCAACTTGCTAGTAGCAAGTGAATTAAAGCCTCTTGGCTTAGCGAATATAGGTGGTGATTTCAGAGATGAGATCCAAGAGAAGAATCTCCAAGATATCATTGGCCTCCTTAATTTAGCGAACTCAGCTTTACATGAAAAGTTTGCCCTCCTTCAGAAAGAATTCCTACTAGAAGACATAGAGAACAATAAAACATTTGCGTTGCCAGATGACTTTGTTTATCCAATTAATGCTGCGCTAGAAGATGGGACTCAGGTTCCTCTTAATAATGAACGTAAAGTGTTGGTTGATAAGACTGACAAGGCATTGAGCTTAATGTTTCCTGAGCCATTTGTTTGTTTGGTTAAAGGAGAGGATCTCAATAGTCAGGTTAGGGTTAGTTTGATTTACATTGCAAGTCCGAAAAAGGTAACTGGACCGACAGATAAGATTTCTATTACAAGTGCATTCACACAAGCCATACTTGATTACGTTGCGTATAAAGCGTTCCTTGGTGTTGACGGACATGTTGATAAGACAAACAATACTTACTATATGAGATACATCGCCGACTGTAAGGCCATTGAAACAAGCGGTCTTGCTGCAATCGATAATCTTAATAGTAACGTTAAGCTTGAAGAGAGAGGATTTGTATGAATAAATTTATACATACAGTATCTCAAGACAAATTGTTAGAAGTTCTGAACTATAACGCTACCATGGAGCAATAGTATAATGTCTAGTAATTTTAATTCATTTGATCCATATAATATTTCTAACAATAAGTATACAGATACTATATTCATATCAGCACAAGACAGACTTGAAGAGGTTGTTGTCGATCTCAGGTCTAGCGACTGTCAGAGTGAAGATTCATTATATTCTCAATGGGAGTGGCCAGACCTGAGTCTTGCTGGTTTTAATGAAGTAATAATGTACATAAAAGAAGAAAACTCCGATGAGCTTCATAGTGAAATTATTGGAGTTCCAATGCAACCACTTGAAGAAGGTAAGGTTATATTTAGGTTCGACGGTGCTTCGTTTGGAGGTGAGCATGGTAAATATATTGGATTGGTTGAAGTTAGATATAAGGGGTCTGACAGAAGTGGTGATAGAATAGTTACTGCTAGAAACTATATACCTTTTGAAGTTAGAGAGGATTTCTATTGTAATCCATTCGATGAATATTTCAAAGAATGTGCAGGAGGTAAGTAATGGCTGTTTGGGCATTCGCATGTAAGATTGAATCTAGTCTAAACAGATGGTTCGACGGCACTGATCAAGATGTTTATTTTAAAGATAGTCTTGGTTATGATATTACAAAAAACAAAATTGATCCAATTGATGCCTTAGATGAGCAACGTAAGGTATTGTACAAGTATATTAGTCAAGTACGTAGTGGACTTGGTACTGCATTGTTCAATGAAACACAATTCAATGTAGGTGTTAGAAGATTGTCTGATTTTGATGACGCAATCTTTATGCAAGAAGATATTAATATTGATTTGTCTAGGGCTATAGTAAGGCTTAATGATATAATATATCCAGTTGAATATTTTAATAAAGAGATTAGTTTTTCCAAAGTAGATTCTGTTGATACTGACGATAGTCTATATGGAAACATATCTGATGGAACAATTGATGATGGATTTGTTGAAGATAATTCATTTGTTAGTGATGTAACTGAGATTGGACTTACTAAAACTATCCAATATGATGCAACTGATAGTGTTAGCTTTATTGAGCATTTTACTGCACAAATTGGTGGGAAGAGTATCTGTGATCTACTTGAAGTAGAAGATTCCATTACCAAAGAGTTTAATAATGAAGTTGGTGATGAAGGTAATTATAGTCCGTTTAATTCGTTTTTATTTAATGAGTTAATAATTAATGGTAGTAATAATGAGTCTACAGTCATTACGGTTGTTGGACTTACAGAAGAAGTACAAATTATTGTAACAGGAGTATAGGATGAACGTAAAAGCGAATGTAAAAGTCACAGGTAAGCTTCAAGTGCTTATGAACGGAAACCTTCACAGCGAATTTAACAACCTTGTTGTTGATGCCGGTAAAGAATGGGTTGCCGGTATGATGACTGGTGTTGGAAATGCAATGACCCATATGGAGGTTGGTTCAGGTACTGCTAGCGCAGCTGCTGGACAAACTGCATTAGTTAGTGCTGTGGACCGTAATGCTTTACAAACTGCCGGTGGTTCTCTTACTGCCAATACAGTTCAGTATGCATGTACTTGGGGTAATGGTGATGGTGATGGTGCTCTGACTGAAGCTGGACTATTCGATCAAGCAACTGGTGGTGTAATGCTTGCACGTACAGTGTTTGACGTTGTTAACAAGGGTGATGGTGACGTTATGACAATTATATGGACAATTACTGTAGCATAACGTTAGTTTATAACCAGAAAGAGGGTTAGATATGAAAGTTAGATATAGCAATAATGCTTCTACGGTACTTAACTCTCCGGTTGAGGTTGGCCATACTGTGATGATTGTTGCAAGTGCTTCACAGTTTCCAATCCTCTCTTCTGGAGATTGGATGTATGTTACTGTAGAAGAAGAAGTAATAAAGGTTACAAATACAAGTGGTAATGTATTCACTTGTGAAGCTTTTAATCAAGCACATGGTGCTGCTAGTAGTGTTGAAGGTCGTATTACTATTGAGGTTATGAACGATGCGCAAGATGCAGATATCTACGATACTGCAAGCGATGAACCAGATAATGGATCAATGCGACATGGAGAGATGTTTGTAAATACAACAGATCTTAAGTTTGGTATTGGTGATCCATATGGAAATCCTATTGATATTATAGCAGTTAAATTTCATTCATTATCAGCTAAATATTATGTTGGAGATATTGTTGTTTATGGTTTAAATATTTGGCGCTGTATTCAAGAACATACTGCATCTGTATTTAACAATACAATGTGGGTTGCTATTGGTTCAGGTGGAAACACTTCAGTAAATGTTGTAGAAACATCAGGAGCAATTGTTATAGACGTATCTCTTGGTGATGTATTTACTATAAATATTGCTGGAGCAACAAGTATTTATTTTACTGGTTTTGAATCTAATTTACATAAAACTATAATGTTAATACTTAATAGTTCTAATCATAACATTACTTGGAGCCCAGCTGTTAAGTGGCCAGGTGGATCAGTTCCAACATTGTCTGCATATAGAGATAGACTTGTCTTTTGTAGTGAGGATGGTGGTTTTAATATTGATGGTGGTGTTTGTGGGGTAGGGTATGTTTAAAAATTGGTGGTATACTGTTGGTTCCAGCGGTATTATGCTACCGATTGGAGCCATTATAGGGTTGGATAGTCTAATCATCCCTACTGGCTTTCAAGCGTTTACTTATGCTGATGACTTTTATATTGTTGGTGCATCAGGTACAAAGACTTTAGGGGCTACAGATTCTCCATTGATTACTACTACAACAACAACTAGTGGTGCTCATACTGGTGGTTTACAGAGTGCATATGGTACAGATTGGGGTAATGGTAGTGGTAAACCCGGTACCACATATACACCACAGGGTGCTCACGATCATACTGTAGATTTTTCTTACAAACCTGAGTCTTCAAATCTTAAACTGATACAAGCTACAGCTAAATCATTTGTTCCAGAAAATGGTATATTATTCTCTGATGGTGAGATTAGTAATGCTATAGCGTTTGATGCTCTTGAAGCAAATGGAGGTTATGCTAAAGGTTTTAGTGTAACCGGTGCTGGAGCTGCTGCACATAGTATAGCTACCAACAGTTCTATTATGAGTCATGATCATATGACAATGTGGCCAAATATGGCGGACTTTGGTTGCGGAAATACAAATACTTGGCAAGGTACGCAGTTTGCTCATGACCATACTTTAGCCAATACTACAGTTACAGGTCAGATTAAACATGTTGTTCTAAGGGCGTGGAAGGCTGCTGCTGCTAGGATTGGTGGTAATCCTATTGTTATGTACCAATCAGATATTATTCCAGAGGGTTGGTTAAAATGTGATGGTACACTAGGCACTCTTGACCTTAGAGATTGCTTCATTAAAGCGTCAGCTACTGGTGATGGTACTATTTCTGGTAATAATCAACTTGTCGTTGATGGTCTTACAGATTCGTTTGGTCATACTCATATGTATACAGGGCCAGCAACTATGTCATGTGATAGACAACATCCAGAGATAGTTGATCATGATCATGCTATTACGTGGTCTGGAGAGGGATTACCTCCTTGGTTCGCATTAAACTTTATAGTAAAAGGAAATCTACCTTTTGCAATGGAATAGATAATGAAAAGAATATTGTTGTTAGAAAAAGCTAAGTTTATACTTCTTAGAGATAGTAATGGAAATGAAGTTGCATTTGATACGGTTGAAGATTTTAACAGATGTGTACCGTCAGTATCATTTGCAGGAATGGTTAAAGTTAATTACGAACCAGATAAAGGTTTTCATATTGTAGATGGTATCAAGAAAAGCGTTCCTTATGACACCTATGATTTGATTCTTAATGATGTTAATCAAATAGCACAGAACAAGCTTAATGAGTATTATGGTCTCGATGTTGATGTTGCCAAGGACCTTGCGTTTAAAAACCATAATGAAGCATTAGCTGAACGAAAAAAAGAAGAAAATCTTAAAGATTTTAGTTATAATGGTGTTAGCTTTACTTCTGATAAAGAATCAATTCAGGCTACACAGAATGATTGTTTATCTCAACTTGGAACAGATCCAATTTTAACATTTCGTGGTACTGTTAATGCTGGATCTTGGCTTACTACAGAAGGGTTTGTTCCATTTACAAATGAAGAGTTTATAACATTTGCTAAAGAATATTTCCTTCGTGGTTCTGATAATTATACTACCATGGCTGGACACATTATTGCCATTAAGGCTATCATGTCTAACGCAAGTAGTACTGCTGCCGATATATTGGCCTATGATTTCAGTGGTGGATGGCATTAATTTAATAAACCCGTAGAGAGGGCGTTATGTGGATAGAACAAGCAGGAGGGGTTAAGATGCTTAGCCCCGATGGTGATAAGATTACAATTGCCATGACAGACCCAACAGGAACAGTAGCTGTAGATCAGATGGGTGAGACTACCTCTGATTGGTTTGAATATAAAGATGGAGGAGTTAGTGCCAATCTTGATGTAGATAATACAGCTAAAAGCATATTCGCTCCAATAAAACTAAGGATTACTGCGGTAGGCACTGGGGTTAGACTGTATCATAGAAAGAAGCCTAGTAAACAACCTGTTATTATAAGGAATTAATTGACATGGGTGTTATCTATCCGACTATAATGAAGATAATTGCGCCAACAATAGGTAATCCATTCGGATTGCCAGTTGGTGGTGGGGTGTTGACTCAGCCTCCATACTCAGAAGACCTCCTTGTTTGGCTCAGGGGAAATGATGATGGTGTAGATCAAAAACTAGACTCATGGAAGAAGCCAGACGCTGAAAACTTTGATATGAGCAAGTCTAGTTGTATTTTTGTGAACGGTACTGATGAAAAACTATCCATGCCGGATATGCCTTCTGATGCTACTATAACGTATCAAGGAACTGCTACTGCTGTTGTTGATACAGTACTGAAGGAAATAACATTCACAACTGCTGGTACATTCTATGACCTCAACGTATGGACTGACTTATGATTGATTGGTTAAGTAGGTTGGGAAAAAAAGAAAATCTCACAGGGCATAAGTTCGGAAGACTCACAGTCTTACGTATAGACGAAATTTGGCACTGCGAGTGTGACTGTGGAAACGCAGTAGCTGTTATGGGTGATAACCTTAGTGGAAACAATACATTTTCATGCGGATGCTCATTCTTGGAAAAGGTAAGCGGTGAGAACTCGCATTTTTGGAATGGTGTATCTAGGCTGAGCAGTCAAGGTTATATTTATATTACAGACAGGCATGGCGATAGAGTCAGGGAACATAGAGATATAGCCAGAGAAGTTCTCGGGAGGGAGCTAACCAGCGATGAAGTTGTGCACCATAAGATGAGGGAGGCTGGAGCATGAGTACTCTATTTGCACATTTTAGATTAAGTGAAGGTCCACTAGCTGGACTAACCTCGTGGGACGACACCGGATTACATACCATTACGTGGGATGGGACTACAGCTAACATGAGAGCTGGTGTTCAGTCGTCTGGGTATAACCCTAATGCTGTTGATGGTTGGTGGGAGATTACTGGTGATGACGTGATGTACCCTTACCCTGTTAGTCAATTTGATGTTTATCACAAAGGCGGAACATTTAACTTTTGTAAAGATACGCATTACGCACCTGAGACTAGCCCTATTGGTACTTTTAATGGGATTGATGATGAAATAATACTAGATACTGAAGTGGTATTCAATGACGATTTTTACATAACTTTTTATGTTGATTCAAGCGCAGGTAATCTAGTTCACCAGATGTTGTTTGGTGCTGGTGCTGGTCCTTGCTTGCTTAGGATTCTAGGTGGAAAATGGTCTGCCAAATTAAATGATGACAACACTAGATACTTTAGTTTAGTAACTAATGTTACAGGGTTTGGTTCGTTTGTGAGAGTCAACGGTGTACTCACTCTTACAGTTGGAGATCAAACGCAGAGCATTAACATACCAACAGGTGTATCCTTCGCTATCAAAAACATTTCAGTAAACACCGTTTCGTTTAGTGGGATCATAAGAAATGTGGATATTAATGGAACTCTTATTCCAATCAACGAAGGCGAAGGACTAGACTGTCACGACTCAGAGGGTAACATTATAGGCACATATAGCGTAACTATCCCTACATTCTGGAATGGTGAGCCTATGGTGTCTCAGGCTATTATGGATATGGAAGCTGCTAGTACCAGTGGGAATTATCTTACTGATGGACTTGGGCATCCACTACCTATGACACAAACCAATTGGGGTGAGCTTGGGGCTGATATTGTAATCAATGGTCAGTTTATTTATGGTGCTGATGATTGGACCCTTGGAACTGGGTGGACTGTAGCCAATAAAGTCCTTACATACTCTGGAGCGGCTTTTGGACCAGTAGTGTCTCAGTTAGGTGATGTAACGCTGTCGGCAACTTACAATGTTGACTGTGAGCTGGAGGCTGGGTCTTTCAGGATAAAGGTTGGTTCTCTCGCGTACACTACATGGGAAGGTACACCCCTCACCATAGTAGCAGATGGAACTATTCCAGATATCAACATCGAACCGTTGTCAGCAACTGTCGAGTTAAGTTCAATTTCCATAAGAGAAGTAAACCCAGTAATGAACCAAAACAAACAGTACTATATGACAGCTTGTGAGGGTAAACCAGTCGAGCGATGGGATTATAAAACACCACGTACCACGGCTGAGGATGCTGAGATTAAGCTCCTCGGCTGTCTTTGATAATATTATTGATATTTGAAACCATAGACGGTAGAGAAAGACGCTTACCCATACGGGATATTCACTTAACGGGAGATAGAAATGGCATTAAAAATAATAGTACCAGAAGAAGTGATTGACGAACCGGTGATGATTGAAATCGGAGAACGATTCAGGCGCAGATCTTCAACAAATAAAGAGCATGCTCTTGGAACAATATATCAATTTAGCGATGCTGGCGAGAACCTGTTTACTGCGGAGGCATATGCTGCCTGTCATGGATATGGTTGTATACTAGATGATGGTATGTTTTACCATGTATTTACTACTGCCGAGAAAGACAATCTTGTTCCTGTAGACTGGCCAAACAGTAAAGACGCAGAAGATGAGCGAATAGCTTATGAAGATTATTTTCGTAAGTCAACACAGACTGAACTTGCTGACGGTACTTGGAGATTCAGGATACAAGTTGGAAATGACGCTCTAATGAACACCGAGAGGTTGATCTACCAAGAATCATTGGGTGTATTACTGACAAAAGGTGAAGGTCAAGCTCTTGAAGTTAAACCAGAAGTATAAAGGAATCTCAATATGGATGTGCCAGATCTTGTAGTGGAATGGGCATTAGGAGTTGTGACTAGTGCCGGAATGGGGAGTTTCTTCTTTTTGAAGAACAAGTCAAGTAAGAACACTGCTAGTATCGTGGCACTTAAAGAGCAAATGGATCAAAAAATAGTTAATGCAATTGAGAAACTAGGAGAAAACGTAACGCCACTAAGTCTCTGTAATGCCAAGCAAGAGTTGTGGCAAACAAGGTTTGATATGTGGATGGCCCAGAACAAGGAACAACATAACCATATTGACAGTAGTGTAGCTGCTGCGCTGGAGAACATAGAAAAGCAATTGGTTTTTGTATTCGAGAAGCTTGACAATTTAAGTAAGGGGGACAAGTGATGTGGAGGTCAATAGGGTGTGTGATCATAGTATTTATGTTGCTGTCTGGGTGTGGTGCTCACGAGAAAACTAATAATTTGATAGCTCAGGCTAACACAGATAGATTCAAAGCTTTCACAAAAGGCATGAACGCTTCCACTTCCGAGGGTGCAAGGATTGCTATGGCCATGGCCTTCGCTGGTAACATGGGACAACAGAACTTCTACAAAGAAGACTCGGCCCTTGATTGGGTACTTGGTGTTGGTCGTATAGTTACTCCACTGGTTCCGTTGTTCTGGCAGAGTGGTGACGATACTACTCAGGGTATTACTGCTGGTCGTGATGTATTCTTTCAGTCTACAAGAGCTGACTCTCATTCAAACTACCAATCAGCAGCAAGTGAGTTGTTCTTGGGAACAGGAGCGTATGCTTACGACAATGGTACAGAAACCTCGTTTCCAGTAGAATGAGCAGTGATAATTGAAAGATTACTGTACTTGGTGGCGTTTCTATTAAAAGTAAAGTAGTCTCAGTGTAGAGGATAGGGTCATGGCCCGAAAGCAAGTAACCTACTTTAATCGAATGAGGATTTGGTGTGATGACGAAACATCAGCTTGTAAGTACGTCAACGAAAGACTTTTGCACGTTTTTCCCAGAAGGTAATTGGAGCCACTGCTGCCAAAAACACGACCGGGCATACTACATTGGTGTCCCATTCTTTGCCGCAAACTGGAGGCTTTACAAGTGTGTAAAAAGAAGGAATCATACAGCAATAGCATTAGTGATGTTGGTCGGGACAAGCTTGTTTGGGATAGTCCCATATATGAGGGCCAGTACGGCCCGAAAGAAAAGAATAAAAAATTTAGGGTAATGGTACCCGTATCCAAGCTTTGGGTTTGGTTTAAAAACAGGAGAAACAAATGAATAATTTAGTACTTAAGATGGCCCTTCCTATTATCCTCGGATTAGTAGAGGATATGATTACCCCTGACAACTTCAAGATTTATGGTAAAAAACTGATTGGATTGGCTCGTGAGTTTGTTAAGGATACTGAGACGAAGGTGGATGATAAAATTATGCTCCCACTTCTTGATGCTGCTGAGAAAGCTCTTGGGATTATTGAGTAGTATGTGGAACTGGTTTAAACGAGAACCAAAGGTAATTGCTACGAAGCGTCAGGTAATACTGGCGCTTTATCACGCTTCTGGTATGACGTATGATGCTGGTAATGATCTTGAGGACGCTGAGTTGTCTGATCCAAATAGTAGAAGGTCCCACTCGTTTGAAGGACATAAAATTTATAGGTTGTGGATGTGATATGAGTTTTAATAAAGACCAGTTGCGTGATCTAATCATAAGGGTGTTGAAGAAGGTAGACAACTTCTACTCTGAAGATGCTGTGACACTATTGATGATGACCGCTGCTTCCGAATCTGACCTCGGCACGTATCTGCACCAGGTAAAGGGGCCAGCTAAGGGATTGATGCAGGTTGAGCCAGCAACAATGCGTGACAATTATGGGTCATATTTGCACTTCAGGGATAAGCTTAAGGAGCAGATTTTTTCAGCTTGCCATGTTGGGATGCCTGATGTAGACGCACTTGAATACAACATTGCCCTTAATATACTAATGGCAAGAGTGAAATACTACAGAGCACCTGGCCCAATACCAAGTACTCTTGAAGGAATGGCAATGTATCACGAAGAATTTTACAATGCCGGAGGTGCTGCGCATTGGGAGATTACCCTTGAGAAGTATCAGAAGTTTTGTCTTTAGGAAATTGGAGCAGCTATGGATTGTTTAATTAGAGAAGACTTGTGTCCAATATATAGAGGCGACACACCAATATATGATGTTAAGCTTACGTATTCTGATGGGTCGCCTGTAGATATTACTGGGATGACGCTTATATTTTCAGCAAAGTTAAATAAAGATAGTAAGGATGGTGTCATAGGTGACTTTAAGGTGACTACCTTATTTGAGGTTGGTGATGATTCAACTAATGGAATTGGTTCAATCACCATACCTTCAAAGGTAACTATGACGCTGGTTCCATCTAGGAATATGCATTACGATGTTAAACTGATTGGTAGTGGAATTGTGTCAACAGTTGCCGCTGGAATGTTCCAAGTAGTTCAAACCATACCAAAGAAGATACCGTGATAAATAGTAAAATTATATTTAATATGGTAAGAAGAACTATAAGTGTTCATGTTTCAAGCAGAAAAATAGTTTCTAGTATTTCTAAAAAGAATATAATTAAGTTAAACATAGTTAAACGAGGTTAGTGATGTCCGATGATATAAATAATGATAGTCTCGTTGATTGGAAAAATGCTCCAAGTTTGCAAGATTTGAAGGCTGACGTTACTGAGGCAGAACATGCACACAATGCCCATGTCACAGAAGTTGATAACTGGCTCAAGAACTATAACGGTGAGCAGATAATCAAGACTAAGGCTGGTAGGAGCAAGATAGTACCAAAGGTTATCAGGAAACAAGCTGAGTGGAGGTATCCAAGTCTTAGTGATCCATTTCTTAGCACTACAGATTTATTTAATGTTGCTCCAAATACATTTGAAGACAAGCAATCAGCCATACAGAATGCACAGGTACTGAACTATCAGTTTAACCATCAATTGAATAAAGTTAAGTTTATAGATGAATTTATCAGAACGTGTGTTGACGAGGGAACAGTAATAGTTGAGTTAGGCTGGGAAGAAGAAGATGACGAACGTGAAGTAGAAGTTCCAGTTATGGGGATCGACCCAGCAACAGGTGAAACTGTTCAGGTTGGTGTTGAGTTGCAGGTTAAAACTGTTTCAGTTAAGAACCAACCAACATTAGAAATATGTCACTATAATAATACAATAATAGATCCAACTTGCGATGGTGATCTTGATAAAGCAGAGTTTGTTATTAGGAGTTTTGAGACAAGTAAGAGTGAGCTTAAGAAAGATGGTAGGTATAAGAATATAGATAAGATATCTATCGATTCATCTGATAGTTTGACCGATAGTGACTTTGAAAGTGCAGATGCAAGTAACTTTAGGTTTAGAGACGATGCTAGAAAGAAGTTTGTTGTTTATAGGTATTTTGGATATTGGGATATAGATGGTAATGGAGTAACGAAACCTATTGTAGCTGCGTGGGCAGGTGACGTTATGCTTAGACTGGAAGAAACTCCATTCCCAGATAAAAAGATACCTTTTGCATTGGTTCAATTCCTTCCACGTAGGAAGCAGGTTTACGGTGAACCAGATGGTGCGTTGATTGAGGACAATCAAAAGGTCATAGGTGCTGTTACACGAGGTATTCTTGATGTAATGGGTCGAAGTGCAAATGGGCAGCAAGGTAGCCGTAAAGACGCTCTTGATCCAGTCAATGCACGTAAGTATGAACGTGGTGATGATTATAAGTTCAATGCTAATGTTGACCCAAGGCAAGCATTTCACATGGGTACATATCCTGATGTTCCAAGAAGCGCTATGGATATGATTGGATACACTTCAAATGAAGCTGAGAGTCTTACTGGCGTTAAAGCATTTAGTAGCGGTGGCATTACAGGGAATTCACTTGGAAACAGTGTTGGTGGAGCTAGGCTTGCTACAGACGCTACAACCAAAAGAGAACTTGACATACTTAGACGGCTTGCTAATGGAATCGTGCAGATAGGTAGAAAGATTATAAGTATGAACCAAGAATTTATCAGTGATGAGGAAATTCTTAGGATAACTGATGAAGAATTTGTTAATATAAGCAGAGATGATCTTGCTGGAGAGTTTGATATTACATTGAGTATTAGTACTCCGGAAGCTGATAATGAGAAAGCTGCTGGCCTAGAGTTTATGTTGCAGACCGCAGGTGAGACTATGCCGTTTGAATTTAAGCAGATTATACTTAGCGATATAGCCAGGCTTAGAAAGATGCCAGAACTTAGTAAGATGATATCTGAATACCAGCCACAACCAGATCCCGCTGCTGCGTATAAGGCTAAGCTTGAGATTCAGTTGTTGGAAGCTCAGGTTTACAATGAACAGGCTAAGGGCCAAGAGAATGCTGTGGACGTTGGGCTTAAGCAGGCTAAGACAGAAACAGAGATTGCAAAAGGTAGAAGTCTTAATAGTAAGTCTGATAAAGAAGATCTTGACTTTGTCGAGCAAGAGTCTGGAGTACATAGACAACATGAACTTGACAAACAAGATAATGATAGTAAGAATAAGAATGAACAGAAGTTGGTTGATTTAATGATAGCTGATGAACAAGGTGCTGGTGCTGTCGGTGATGGTAATGCTGGTGTACAATAATAATTAACACATTCATAAGGTGACCCTGTATGCAAGACGAGAATTTAGGTGAAATGGAAGAAATTCGTATCAGTATTGAAGAGGCAGAACATGCCATAGCTTTGAGAGATGATATCAACAAGATGCTTGAAAATCCATTGGTTAATAAGGTAGTTGGCCATCATTATTTCCAGGAAGAGTCTATGAGACTTGTGTCCTGTCTGGGTGAAGATAATCTTGACGATAGGACTAAGCTTGAGATGCAAAAGATGCTATACGGTATTGCCTATTTTCAGCGTTGGCTCAGGGTGACTGTTCTACAGGGTAATGAGATGGAAGAGCATGTTAAGGCTGCACGGGACGAACTTGATAGAGAAGTTGATCCGGAGGTTAATTAATGGCTAATGGCATTGACGAAACCGTTGATCTTGAGAATATGAGTGATGATGATTTTATGGAAGCAACTGAGTCTGACGATCCTATTGGAACCGTTGCCGAAGTAAATAGTGAAGTAGTGAACGATGAACAAGATGGACCTGATGAAGATTTGGATGAAGCTGATGTCGATGATCAAGAGGACACTCTGGATGATGACCAATCAGACGATGAAGATGATGAGTCAGAAGATGGCAGTGAAGAAGATGATGGTCAAGTAGACAAAGACACGGAAACTCTCGATGGAGAGCAAGATACTGAAGATACCCCTGATATCGACTTTGAAGCTGGTTATAAGGATTTATTTGCGCCATTTAAAGCCAATGGTAAGTACATGCAGGTAGATAATGTGGAAGATGCCAGACGACTCATGCAAATGGGTGTTGGGTATCAAAAGCGGATGTCAGAGCTTAAACCACATTTGAAGATTATCAAAAGTCTTAAGAATAACGATTTGCTTGATGTAGATAAGATAAATCGCCTTATTGATTTGGATAAGAAAGATCCTGGTGCAATTGCTAAGCTAATTAAGGAAGCGGGAGTAGATCCACTTGATATCGATACTGAGGCTGGCGAAGAGTATAAGCCGAAAGATTATGGTGTCTCTGATTCTGAGTTCGATCTCGACCAAGCGATTGACAATATTCGTGGCAATGAAAGCTATGATAGGTCAATAGCCGTGATGGGAGAGCAATGGGACCAGAAAAGTAGAGGTATTATAGCCGAAAATCCTGAGATCGTAGGTATTATAGATAGCCACATTCAAAGTGGTGTATTTGATGCAGTGCAAGCTCATGTTGAAAAAGAACAAACTTTAGGTAGGATGAAAGGTTTGTCTAGCATTGAGGCGTACCGTGAGGCAACGCAGGTACTGCAGAAAAATGGGGTTCTTGAGGGTGATGGCGTTAAGAAAGAATCTGATCCAAAAAACAAAGAACCTAATCCATTGGTAAAAGAAGCTAAGAAGAAGCAGGAAGCTAGTCGCAAAAAGCGCAAGAAAGCTGCTGCTCCAATTAAAGGTAAACCAAAGTCAAAGAAGTCTGAAAAAGATTATGATAAGATGTCTGATGCAGACTTTATGGCAGAGGTTGGCTAAAGGAAATTAGGTAAAAGTTATGATTTATAGTGATCCCGTAAACGGTTTGAAGTCAAGTGTTGATGTTGGTGCTCCAGAAGGTGAACAGTTTAATCTGTTTAAATGGCAACGCAAGGCTCTTATTGCCATTCGTAACCGTCAGGTATTCCAACAGTTGGCAGATACTACTGTGATGCCTAAGTATCATGGTAAAAAGATTAAAAAGTATGAATACATTCCGGTCTTGGATGATCGTAATGTGAATGATCAGGGGCTTGATGCTGCTGGTGCAACTCTGATTATGGACAAGTTTCATCTGTTCACCGCAGATAATGTTTTGGTTCCAGATGCTACTGTTGCTGGTAATGCTGCTGGTTTCAGTACCGCTGCACTCGCTGAAGCCGCTACTGGTTACGTTGCCGCTACAATGGTTGCAATGAGTGGTGGGCTTTCTTTGTATGGTGGATCTAAGGATGTCGGAACCATTACGAAGCGTCTTCCTGCTCTCACTGAGGAAGGTGGGATGGTGA